ATCTAAGTGCAGAAAACAAGGATGTTACAGAATTATTTTCTTGCTTGGATTCTACTGATATTATGCAAACGGAAACTACTCTTAATGGGTATTTGACGGTAGACGCTAAAAATCAACCTAGCGACATAGATACTATTGTCGCGAATGTTCTCTTGGCAAGAACAACTATTGCTAACACTACAAACAGTGAAAGCAGTGTTACTATTGGCATAGAGGACGACTACATAACATATGAATTCTTATATAGATTCATAACGGTATAATAGGAGACGAAGATGGCCGACGCAATAAATGTAAGTGCAGGTAGTCAAGCATTACTAGCACTATCAAGTGTAGCAGGATTAAGTTCCGTTGCGGCTGATTCGAATGCATTGATTGTTCCCCAAATGCAGGACATAACTGTGAACAACACTACTGGTGTGTTTAGATGGAAACAACTAGACTCAACAGCAGAGAAAGCAGTTACAACTCCAGCAACAAACCAAATCACGCTTAATGCTGTGGTTGACGAGCAAACATTCTTTGGTGATGGCGCTAACGTCATCAACACAGTTGTAGCAGACGGTTTGTTTGGTGCCAGCAAAAACAAAACAAAAGTATATTTTGCTATTGGTTTTGAAGGCGCGGATTCAGGTGACCAAATACTTACAGGAGCAGGATACATTAGTGGTCTTGCACCAACAGTGAATATGGATGCACCTGTATGGGTAACACCAGTGACAATTGAAGTCGACGGAGACTTTACAAACGCACAACAGTCTTAATGACTGATCATAGTAGTGCCTTCGGGCACTACTATACTTTTTAGAGAGTAAAGATATGAGCGAACATAAATTTTTAAAATTATTCAAAGATGGTGTGTGGACAGGATCACCAGATAGAATTATCACAGTGAATGGTAAACAACACGATCTTGATGAATATGCAAAAGCACACGGTATTGAACTACCTGATGCTAAAAAAACAAAGAACAAGGTAAATAGTTATGCAGATATGGGACAGACATCCGACGAAGGACATATTGAAGAGTCTGGAGATGGAACTAGCGAAAGCACAGAATGAATTAAACTGTGCTAAAGGCGATGTAGAAAAGATTGCCAGTAGAGTAGCATTTTGTTTAACTGCTATTCACAATTTAAAGAAAAGACATGAGGATATGAAGATATGAAACTAACAGAGTTAGCAACAGAACCCAAATTAGTAAAAATACTAATAGATGACGAAGACACTGTAAAAGAATACGAAGAAGCAGTTGAATTTTGGTGTTTTGACCGTCAACCACTCAACAAATTTGTTAAATTTGCAACCGCAAAAGAACAAGATCCAGAACTAATGTTTGAATTTTGCCAAGACCTCATCTTAGATGAAGAGGGCAATAAAGTTATGATTGATGGTAAGGTATTGCCAGCACAACTCATGATGAGAGCAATAGCAAAGGTTGTTGAAGTATTGGGAAAGTAACAGGTAGTTCACCAACTGAAGGTAGTGGAGAACTAAATTCTGCTTTGATGTTACACACACTAGCAGAAACCTATGGAATGTTACCTTCACAAGTTTTAGATAAGGCTGACACACTTGATTTATGGGTGTATGACGTTGCAGTTACGCACAGAAACAAAGAATACGAAAGGCGTAAGTTAAAAATAAACAGCAACACACCACAACCAAGCAGTCAGAATTATGATATAGTAACGTTACAGGAGATGATGAACCGTGTTCCAGGTAAACAAAAATGATTTTGTAAAGATAGAGAAATTGATCAAAAAAGGCATAGACAGAGGTTTTGCTGATGCCGGTAAATTGTTTATCAACATAACTCCTAAAGACAGCGGAAAAGCAAAACGTAGAACAAAAATATATAACACAAACACTAGAAAAATCATAGATGCAAACTATGACTATGCAGGTGTATTAGATCAAGGACAGTTTCCTAATCCACCTAAAAAAGGCACAGGCAAAACTATAAATGGTTTCTCAACACAAGCACCAAAAGGTATGAGTCAACCAACAGCAGATGCTATGCCCAAATTGATTGAAAATAGATTTAAGAATCTAGGATTATTATAGTGAGAACATATGGCTAAACCAGTAAAAGTAGTTTTAACCTTAGACCAATCCCAATTTAAAAAGGGAATGGTGCAGGCACGTGGAGAAATCCAAAAGACCGAAAGAGAAGGTAGCAGTGCATTTGGCAAATTAAAAACAGCATTTGCCGCCATTGCTGGTGCGGCCGCATTACAACAAATATCGCAATTGGCTGACAGTTTTACACTGATGTCAAACAGATTGCGTTCAGTTACTAACAGCACAGAAGAATTCAACAACGCATTCAAACTATCACAACAAGTAGCAAATGCCACACGAAGTGATTTAACAAACGTTACCAGTTTGTTTGCAGACTTAACATTAGCATCTAAAGAATTAGGACTAAGTCAAGAACAAGTTGCCTCAACAGTAGAAACATTCTCAAAGGCATTGAAAATATCAGGTGCTGACACTAGCCAAGCAAGTTCAGCCGCACTACAGTTTGGTCAAGCATTGGCCGGTGGTGTGTTACGGGGTGAAGAATTTAACAGTTTGATTGAAAACAACAAAGCATTCATGCAAGAGTTTTCAAGAGTATTAGGCATATCAGTTGGTGATTTAAGAAAACTTGCAGAAGAAGGTGCACTAACAGGTGAGGTTGTCATTGCCGCCACAGAAGCAATGGCAAACAAAATTGATCAAGACTTTGGTAAAACATTGCCCACTATCCAAGAAAGTTTTATAGGCATAAGAAATGAATTAGTTACTTTAATTGGAACTATAGAAGAAAAAACAGGCGTATTTGGTAAACTTGCAGGACTTATCAAACTAATAGGTGATAATTTAGAATTTGTTCTAAAAATAATGGCAGTAGCATTCAGTGTTGCAGTAGCACAAAGAATTGTTGCAACAGCAGTTGCAATGATGGAATTTGTAAAGGCTATAAGAGCCGCAGTTGTTGCTGGCACATTGTTACAAGGTGTAACAGGTATAGGTCTTGTCAAAGTAGGTGCAGGTATAGCGGCTGCCACAGCGGCTATTGCTGGCATGAATCTCTTATTTGATGATACCATTGACAGTGTAGATGAATTAGCGGCAGGCACAGGTGATATTGATGTAAGTGGCTTACCAGGAGCACCAAATCAAACTGTTACAACACCTGATGGAATGGTAGATCCAAAAACACAAGCGGCTAGAGATCTATTAGCAACGCAAAGAGAAGTTACACAAGCAGAAAAAGATCAAAAGAAAGAAGCAACTGCTCTTGCTAATGAAATTGCCAGAAACAAAACCAAAGCAGATGAATTGCTAGAAACTAACAAAGCAAATTTACAAAACAAAATAGACCAATTAGCACTAGAAACAGAAATGCTGGGTCTAAGCGATAGAGAAAAAGAACAACGCAGAGAAATTGCTGACATAGAAGCAGAAAGAAAAGATGCCCTTGCTGAAATACAAGGTATGACTTTCTCAGAAGATGAAGCAGAAAATGCCGCAATCATAGCAGAAAAACTAGGCGAAATAAATGATTTGTATGATGAACAAATCAAGAAAGTAGGTGAACTACAAGATGCATTTTATGAAGCATCTACAGAGTTTGGCACAGGCTTTATGGAAGCATTTGAAAACTTCAAAGAAATGGTTGAAGACAATGCCGCATATGGTGCTAGAATATTCCAAACACTCAGTGATGGTTGGACAAATGCTATATTAGATTTTGTTGAAACTGGTAAACTTTCATTCAAAGACTTGTTTAAATCATTGATGCAAGAAATAATCAAAATGCAAGCCAACAAACTGTTCTTAAGTTTATTTGGAACAGGCGGAGTATTTGGAGACCTGTTTGCAGGATTCTTTGCCGCGGGTGGTAGAATTCCACAAGGGAAATTTGGCATCGCTGGAGAAAGAGGTCCTGAAGTGGTAATGGGACCAGCAACTGTGGTAGGCACAAGTGAAAGTGCTGACATGCTTGGCGGTATGGGTGGTTCACAAGTAAATTACACTATCAATGCTGTTGATGCACCTAGTTTCCAACAGTTAGTAGCAAGAGATCCAAGTTTTATATACAATGTAGTTCAAGTAGGTGCTAGGAGACAACCAAGATAATGAGTATTCAAACAATTATAGATAACGCAACAGAAATTACTTTTGCAAGTTCAAAAGTTGCGGCACAAACAATTTCACGTAGTGGTAAATTGCTTACTGCTCAACGTAGCACAACTGAACCATTTAGATTTGTTGTAGGCATGCATTCAGGTTTAAGTTATGAAGACAACAGAGCATTGTTGAGAACAATCGATGATCTAGATATCACCACAGAAGAACAAATTGATATTGGTAGCACAAATTCTAATTTAAGTTGGCTTACAGAATATCAAGGTGGTATAACAGCAGGCACAATTACCAGTTTAGGCAGTAATGGTGCTAATTTGTATGTAGACTGTAGTGGTGGTTTAACAGGCAGTGGCACATTGTTTAAAAAAGGTGATTACCTACAGCCAGTGGGCAACACAGGCGGTTACAGATACCCTTATATGGTAACATCTGATGTTGCATATTCAACAGCATCAAATGTCACAATTCCAGTGCATAGACCAGTTATATCACAAGATGGTGTTGCACTTACCAGTGGTAACGTAAACAAAGGCACAAGTGTTCGGTTTTATGTTAAAATGGTGACAAAACCAACATACACCATAGTGCCATATAGAAGAATATCATTTGATACCAGTTTTGAATTGTTAGAGGTAGTAACATAATGGCAACAACCATTACACCAGTTCAAAGTAATCATATCAATCATGCAATATTGATAAATTTAACTCTTGATTCTACAACTTATTATATAAGCAGTGCTTTTAAACCTATAAGTTATGGTGGTAACACTTACACTGAATTAGGTAGTTTTTTAAATTTAACAGAAATACAAGAAGATATCAAAAGCACAACTGCTGATCTGAATGTGAGTTTGAGTGCTATACCCAGTGAACAAGATTATTTAAATTTGATACTGACCACACCAATTAAAGGTGGTGAAATCATAATTTATAGAGCATTTTTCAATGATGATTTAAGTTTAGATAGTGCTAATGTTTTTCAACGATACAGAGGCATAATCACAAATTATAATATAGCAGAAGAAACAGATATTATTGCTGGTCAAAACACAAACAGAGTAACTGTGGCATGTTCTAGCATTACAGCAATATTAGAAGCAAAAACAACTGGTCAAAGAACAAATCCAAACGCTAGACAAAAATATTTTCCTGGAGATCAAACATTTAAACGTGTGCCAGACTTGCACAATGTGAGTTTTGACTTTGGTAGAGAATACACAGGTGGCACCGGTTATGGCGGAGGCTATGGAGGCGGTGGAGGAGGCTATGGCGGTGGAGGCCCAGGCAGAGACTTTGGTAGAAACTTCCAGTTTAGATAATATGATAAGATACGCAAAAATACAAGATTTCGACAGAATAATGGAGATGATGATAAATTTCGCCAATGCATCTCCTTATGCACCACTGCATGATCCACAATATGATGATGGATATATTAGAAATTTATTGATAAATTTTATGAAAGACGGTTGTATCATTGTTGGCGAAAAAGATGATCAATTGGTAGGCATGCTGATAGCAGTTATATCCGGCGATGCATGGCTACCTCACGTTAAATCAATGAGAGAATTAGCATGGTGGGTGGAACCAGAATATAGAAATACCACATTAGGATATAGATTACTTGAAAAATACAAGCATCTAGGTGTAAGTTTACAACAAAAAGGTGCAATTCAAGGTTTTACGCTCACGAACATGGAAGTCTCACCAGACTTTGACCTTGAAAAACGTGGCTGGCGTAGAATAGAAACAAATTATGTGTATGAGGGTAGATAATGGCAGTCTTTAGCACTATTGGCGCATGGGTAGCAGGCACAGTTTTAAGTTTAGGTGCTAAAACACTTGCTTATGCTGTGGTAAAAAGTGTTGTTGCACTAGGATTAGGTATTGCAACTGCTAAAATAACAGGTGTATTTGATCCACCTAAGCAACAAGCCGCAAAAGATCCAGGTGTTAAGATACAATTACCACCTTCAACAGACAATAAAATACCAGTGTTCTATGGTAGAAACCATACTGGTGCTATTATTGTGGATGCACAAATCAAAAACCAAAACAACACAATGGTTTATTGTATGGTTATTGGTGAAAAAACAGATTCAGGCACATACACTGTAAATCAAATATACAGAGATGATCAAAAATTAAATTTTAACACTACACCTTCATTGAGTCATGTTGTGTTAAGTGTCACAGACACTAATGCAACAGCATCAAACAAAGTTTCAGGTAAAATGAGATGTAGAGTGTATGCAGGTAATGCACAAAGCAGTGCTAACCAAATATTCCCTACTACAGGAACACCAGTAGCGGCACAAACGCTGATGACCACTATTGATGCAACCACAAACTATGAAGATTTGGTTTATGCAATTTTTGAAATAGATTATGATCCAGAAGAAAACTTGTTAGGACTAGGTGGTATAACTTATGAGATCACAAACAGTTTAAACGAGCCTTCAAATGTATTGCTAGATTATCTGCGTAATGACAGATATGGTGTAGGATTATCAAATGCAGATTTAGACTTAAACAGTTTTGATGCAATGTATGATTATTCAAACATCAATGGACCATATGGTAACGTAGAATATTTAAATTTAGCAAATGTGAGTTCATATCAAAGTAGATGGCAAATTGATGGTATGTTAAGCACATATCAACCTGTATACACCAATATCAATGAGGTTTGTAAAAGTGCCAGCACATTTTTCACTTATGATGCAAAACAAGGCAAATTCAAAGTAACTCCACTGAGAGCTCTCACTACTGCTGAAAAAGCCAATTGTTTTGTGTTAGATGATGACAACATCATCAGTGATGTTTCTATTTCCAGCACAGAATTATATGCACTGTATAACAGCATAGAAGCAGAATACCCCAGTGTTGCAAAACAAGACCAAACAGATGTTGTTATTATTGACACACCTGCAGGTGATAGAAATGCCAATGAACCTGATAATCCAGTATCCACTAGATATAATTTGGTAAATGATAAAACTCGTGTTCATAACTTGGCTAACATTGATTTACGTCAAAGTAGAACCAGCACTGTGGTAGAAGTCACAGGCAGTTATGAAACATTACAAATAGATGTGGGTGATGTTGTAAAATTAAACTTACCTCTGTATGGTTTTTCAAATAAGTTATTCCGTGTTATTAAATTAGTAGAAACTGAAGAAACTAACAGCATGTTAGGTGTAAAAATATCATTGTTAGAATATGCTGATGATGTGTATGATCACAGTGTTATACAAACAGATGCCGCTGTAAATTTAAGTGGTATCCCAGGATGGTGGACAGGTATTTGGGGTAATGCAAACATCATAATACCAGGCAATATCATTATCACAGATCCAGGTAACGCAAATGCAAACATATATGATCCAGGTAATGGTAACATTATTGGCAACACAGATTATGGTAATATAGATTGGGCTAACATCAACATACCTGGCACAGATAATACAGATCCTACAGATCCCACTATCACAGTTCCAATTACCACACCAAACATTCCAGGTGTTGATCATATCTGTATTGATTTAAGTTATATAACACCTTTTGGACAAACAGGAAATACTTGTTATACAATACCACCACATGGAGGCGGCACATTTGAACCAGAAACAAACACCAATGTGACCATACCAGTTCCTCCACTTCCTCCTGTTGATCCTAGAGTTCCAGGTGGACCTCAACTGCCTAGTTTTGAAATTGATTTGGGCATATTTGGTGTAGGTGGCGGTGGTGATTGGCGAACAAACACAACCTACATAAACAATCTCAATATATCTCAAAACACTGGATATATTTCAAACAAAGACATATTAGA